ACGGAGGTGTATCAGAATCATTAAAAGAATTAAATGCTGAAAATGCTGCTGTATCTAGTCAACCGAATGTTATGATACAAAATAATTCAAACGTTAATAGTAATTCATCTTCAGGAACTACAGTATCAGGATTTGTAGACCACGAACCAGATACATCATTTAAATATATTAGATCAGGTGCAACAGGATCAGATCAGTTTTAGAACGTAACGCCCAATTCTTTTTCAGTAATAATCTTAAATACAGCACCGTTGTCTTCAGCATATGATATTGCTGCTTTCCATTTTGCTTGATTTTTAATGTATTCAAAACTTTCACGTAAATAAGATTTAGTTTTCTTTTTAGGTGGTTTAGGTTGCGAACATTGACGAGAAGGTTTTACTTCAATTAACATTTTCTTACCTGTATCAGTTTTAATAATGAAATCAGGAAAGTATCTGTGAAATTTCTTATCAATAGGATTGTAATATCTGATAGGTAATTCTTCACTTGCCCATTGTATAATATGAGGACTATTATCGCAATAGACCATAAATCTACGCTCTAATAGTGAACGATAAATAATGTTATTAGGGTTGCCAACGTACTTTTTAGGGTTGGTTGGACGATATATTCCTTTAAAAGACTTCTTCATATCATATAAATATTAGTAATATATATAAAGGTAATAACTAATGGCTTGGACATCAAAAGTAGCAAACGTATTAAAAGCAAGAGCAACTAATTTTATTGGTAATCAAATATCTAACGCAGCTGGTAACCTAATAAGTGGTTTTGCTGGCGGTGCTAAGACAGCAAAGTTAGCAGCAAAACTTGCAAATAAATCACCTTTAGACATAGATACATCACCTGTATCGCATATGTCAGCACAGAATGATCCGTTTAAATATGGTCAAATGTACTATCCTGAAGAAACACAAAATTTAGGTGAAGGTCATTATATTATTTTTGATACAATTTACAATCAACAAACACTTGATAATGCTTATACAAATCCTAATACAAAAGTTTCTAAAGTAGTTAGAAATTCAGTTACAACACGACTTGGTGAAAAACAACAACTTGCTGAAGCAAAGAGATTAAAGAATTTAAAATCATCAGGTTACTTAGATAAGAAAGCTCAAACGATTGTACAATCAACAAAAGGAGGTATGGGTAAAGAAATAAAAACACATACTTACTTGGGTGATTCTGTTATTTTATATACTCCATCATCAAGTGTTAAATTTGATTACAAAGCATCCTATGAACAAGCAGAAACAAAGAATTTACAATTAGTAAAAGAAACATCACAATCACTCGTAAATAATGTTGGTCAATTTTTAGATGGCAATTTTAGTGGTGTGGGAGATATGATGTCTGAACTTATGGGTGCAGGTGGTGTGATAGGTAGACAAGTATTACAAGGCGCATTAGAAGTAGCATTTCCAGGTGCTGCTGGTTTCTTTACTAAACAAACTGGTAGAGCAGTAAATCCTAGAATGGAATTAGCATTTCAGTCAGTACCATTTAGGTCATTTCAATTTGATTTTGATTTTGCACCTAAAAATATGAATGAGGTTACAATGGTAAATAAGATTATGAATACATTTAAATTCCATATGATGCCCGATATGTCAAACGAAAAATATTTAATTACACCATCAGAATTTCAAATAACATATTATTATAGAGATAATGCTAATATGTATATACCTAAAATTAGTAGATGTGTGTTACAAGACTTATCAGTAGATTATGCACCTGAGGGTGTATTTCATACATTTAAAGCAGATGGTCAAGGTGCTATGCCTGTAATTTCTAAAATGAGTTTAACTTTTGCAGAAACAGAAATTATGACTAAACAAACAATCGCAGACGGATATTAATGACATATTTTAGTTATTTTTCACAAGGTCTATATGATTTAACTGGTAACGGTAATGATAAACTATTAACAGATTTATTTACAAGAATTAAAATTAGAGATAAAGCATTTAATGTTGCTTCTCTATACGACAAATATGATGTAGTTAGTGGTGAAACACCTGAAATCATAGCGTACAAACATTTTGGTGACGCACAATATCATTGGGTAATTTTATTAACAAACAATATAACAGATAGATATTATGGATGGCCATTATCATTCCAAGAATTTGAAGATTATCTAAAGGACAAATATACAAATCCAGACGCAGTACACCATTATGAAAAATTACAATCTAGTGGTCGTATAACAGGACAAGGACCGTCTGATTATTCACACTATATAGAATGTTTATCTACAGACGTAGGCGCACAAGCAGTTTCAAACAGGCAATATGAAGACAGATTACAAGATGAAAAAAGACAAATCAAGTTACTTGATCCTGCTTACTTACAAATATTTGTAGAAGAATTTGAAAAACTAGTGAGTGAATAATGCCGTATTTTAACGCCGATAATAAATTAATCGAAAGACCAGGTAACTTCATAGTTACAGATGTAAATATTATACCTTATCATAGAGAAGGTGATGAAGGTATCTTTAGACAAATCATTACCGATCAAGTAATAGAATTTAGCATATTTGAAAGTATAGAAAATAGTTTCTTATATGGTGAAATGACCATAGTAGATGGTGTTAATTTAGCAAGTATGTTACCTTTAACAGGATTTGAGAGAATAGAGTTTAAGTTATATACACCAGGTGAACAAAGAGGTTATGACTTTTCTGTTTTAACTGGTCACCCTATGATGATTACAGGCATACGTAATAAGACTATGTTAAAAGATAGAATACAATCGTATGTGTTAGAATTTTGTAGTATAGAACGAGTTAAAAACGATTTGACAAGAGTTGTAAGACCATTTGAAGGTTCAGTAGATGATATTATATTAGGTGTGTGTAGAAGTGAATTAGATACTAAAAAAGATTTAATTATAGAACCAACAAGAAATACAACAAAGTATGTTGCACCACGTATTAAACCTTTAGACGTAATAAGAGAAGTTGGTAAATTATCACAATCAAAGAACTTTGAAAACGCAGGTTATCTATTTTACGAAACAGGATTTGGTTTTCATTTTAAATCATATGAGTCAATGTTTTGTGACTCTAGTGGTACAGCAAGACCTGTACGTGCCAAATACTCTCCTAAGAACGTAAACATTAGAGATGAAAAGGGAGAAAAGAATATCATTAATTCATTACAGGCCGCTTCATCATTTAGAATTAAAAGTCAGTTTAATACACTAAGACATCTAGCAGCAGGCACATTTGGTAGTAGAATGATATTACACGATAACTATAATAAAACTTATGAGGAAATAGACTTTGATTACCACGAACAATATGGTAAAGAAAATCATTTAGAAGGTGATGAACGAGGACAAAAACGTGCTGATAACGGAGTTGTTCCTTTCTTTAACTTTTCAAAAGGTAAGACTATATCAGACTTTAAAGAAGGCAAGATACACTTTGCCTCATATACAGACAAAGTACATAATGATTATGACTTCTTAGGTCGTAACATAAACGTAGCACAAAAACGAATATCACAAAAGGCAGCATTATCTAGTATTGTATTAGAATTAGAACTACCAGGTTTCACAGGCATTAGTGTAGGTGAAGTAGTACACTTTACGCATCCATCATTTAAACCTATATCTAAAAGTACAGAAAAAGACAATGACCCATACTTAACTGGTCGTTATCTAATTAGTAGTATAAGACATATGGTAGACTTAAAATTAACTAAACGACACCGAATGATAGTAGAACTCGTAAAAGACAGTTTTAATAAGGCATTACCAGAGGATACAGTAGATTTATTTACAGGACAAGAGAACGAAGAAGGAGGCAGTTACTTACAATACTCGTTAGACGAAGCTTAGAGATGCTGAGAGTCAGATTTTTTTTGACATATACATATAGGCAGGCCATACGCCAATATATGAGAGTAAATAACTGAAAGACAATAAAATGAATATAATAACGCAGAATAACATAATAAGAACTGTAAAAAACAAATTTAAGAATAGTATAGACGGCATCCTCAATAGATATGACAATTATATCTACTATAGACAATTAGAGAGATTTTATAAAGGCAAGAGAACTGCCATAGAGAATATCAAAGATAAAGTCAAGTGGTATCGTAGTAAAGTCAGTCTAGCGACTGCCTGTTTCAGTAGTTTAACAATACGCATATATAATAACAAGGTAAAACACGGCTTGCGTAGGATATGGGGAAATAGTTAAAAATGACGTATTCGCTGTTGTTTAAAAATAAACATATATCGGTAAAATAAAATGACCTTTCTTGGAGATAACTTTCATTGGTTTGTTGGTGTTGTAGAAGATAGACACGACCCTTTAAAAACAGGCCGTCTAAGAGTACGTTGTTTAGGTATTCATACGTCTGATAAAGGCATACTTGCAACAGCAGACTTGCCTTGGGCGTCTTGTGTATTGCCTACTACAGCAAGCGGTATCTCTGGTCTTGGCCAGTCGCCATCTTTTATTGTTGAAGGTGCGTGGGTCTTTGGATATTTTAGAGATGGTGAAAGTAAACAAGAACCAGTTGTCGTAGGTACATTACCTGGCCAACCTAGTGAACTTGGCAATCCTAATAAAGGTTTTTATGACCCTAATAGACGCAGTACAGATGAAGATGAGGTAGACTATAATCTATCAGTTTATCCACGAGAAAGTTTAGAACCTGATACAAACAGACTGGCCGTTAACAATGTAAATAAACCTCATACTAGTTTAACATTACGTAAATCAGCACGTATTACAGGCATACCTACAGCAGACTTTGACGCAGTTGGCAATAACATAATCGCAAGTGATACAGATACTTGGAATCAACCAGAGATTGCCTATAACGCAGTCTATCCTTACAATCACGTATTTGAGTCTGAAAGCGGCCACGTAAAAGAATATGATGATTCGTTTGTAATAGATGAAGATGGCAACCGTACCAATTACTATAGAATACACGAAAGACATACAAGCGGCACAGGTTATGAAATTACCAACAATGGCGATAAGATTGATATTATTACAAACGACCACTACACCTTAACATCAAATAACAATAAGGCCTACATACAAGGCGACTCAGATATTACTATAGACGGCCGCCATAAA